GGACACGTCCTCCCCGCTCTGGGCACACCCGCTAGAGCCAACTCTTGAGCACCGCATCCCCTCGGCTCGATGGGGGCCACACTCCTACGCCAACTGCTACACGGCGCACCGTGGATGCAACAGCGAGAAGAGCGACCACGTCGATATGCTCATCAAGCCTGCACGTCGCCGTCGCTCTCAGCATCTGGCCGCCGAGCAACTGAGGCTCATCGGATGACGCAGCGTGACGCCTCGGTCGGAGTCCGCAACGCGGCCAAGAGGGTCGCTGACGCCAGCGCCGGACCATGGCGCGACTGGCGACGCATGTCTCGTCACGGTCGCGCCATCCGCTTCATCGAGACGTACTGCCGTCCCCCGAAGGGCAAGGGCCACGGTCAGCCGCTCAAGCTCGCCACGTTCCAGAAGCAGTACCTCGAGGAGGCGCTCGCCGACGGCGTGGACGTGGCCGTCCTCCAGACCCCGAGGGGCAACGGCAAGTCGACGTTCGGTGGAGCACTCGCCACCTGGGCGCTCTTCGACGATGACGAGACCGGCGCCCCGCAGGTGCCCATCATCGCCACGACCATCACGCAGGCCATCCGCTCCTGCTACGGCGTGGCGGCGTCCATGATCCGCAACGAGCCCGAGCTGCTGCGCCGCAGCCTCATCTACACCGGCATCAGCCAGCCCCGCGTCACCGTGCCATCCAACGAGGGTGAGCTGTTCCCCATCAGCAACGACGCCGACGGGCTCCAGGGCCTCGACTTCAGCCTCGCCATCGTGGACGAGATGGGCTTCCAGCCCGAGGAGAGCTGGTCGTCGCTGCGCCTCGCCGCCGGCAAGCGCGAGCGATCGCTGACGCTCGGCCTGGGCACGCCCGGGCTCGACCGCGAGAACGCCATGCACGCCCTGCGAGAGGTCGTGCGGAACGGCGGCCAGCAACTCGGCGTCGTCTACCACGAGCACGCCGCGCCGGACGGCTGCGCCATCAACGACCGCAAGGCATGGCGGCGAGCCAACCCCGCCATGCGGGCGGGCTTCCTGCGCGCCTCGGCGCTCGAGACCGACCTCGCCATCACGCCCGAGGGGCTTTTCCGCATCTTCCGGCTGGGCCAGTGGTACGAGGCTGGCGAGGCTGGCTGGCTGGGAGTCGACGGCAGGGCGCTCTGGGAGGGCCTGACGAGCCCGTGGGACCTCGTGGACGGCGCACCGACGTGGGTCGGCGTCGACATCGCGCTCAAGCGCGACACGTCGGCAGCGGTCGTGCTCCAGAAGCGCGAGGACGGGCGCTACCACGCGGCCTGCCGCATCTGGTCGCCGACCGAGGAGCGGCCCGTCGACACCACCGACGTCATGCGCTACCTGCGCGAGCTCGACGAACGCTACGACGTGCAGGCCATCAGCTTCGACCCGCGCTTCTTCGACGTGCCGGCCAAGTACCTTGAGGACGAGGGGCTGCCCATGATCGAGGTGCCGCAGTCCCAGGAGCGCATGACGATGGCCGTGGGCGGCGTGTACGAGGCCATCATCAAGGGCGAGATCACGCATGACGGCGACGACGTCTTCACCTCCCAGGTGCTCAACGCCACGCCGCGCTTCAACGAGCGCGGCTTCACGCTGACCAAGGGCAAGAGCCGGGGCAAGATCGACGCCGCGGTCGCGCTGGCGCTGGCATACGACCGCGTGCAGCGGCAGGAGGTCGCGGTCGAGCCGATGGTGGCCTTCCGATGACGCCGCACCGCCTCGCCTGGTCGCTCGTCATCCTCGGCGCGGCCATCGCCATCATCGGCGTGGCCCTCTTCAGCATCCCGCTCGCCGTCATCCTGGCAGGCACCGCCATCGCCGCGATGGGCCTGCTCGTCATCGAGGTCAAGCCATGACCAGCCTGCTGCGCTCGATCCTGCGCCCGGAGTCCCGCTACGCGCCGTGGGCGCCCGGGATGTTCTACCCGCCGGGCTACACCCCCGGCGTCGCCAACATCGGCGGCACGCTCTACCCGCTCACCGCGCCGCAGACGTCGCTGGGCTTCACCGAGGAGCAGATCGCGCCGTCCTACATCGGCTTCGCGCACCAGGCCATGATGGCGAACCCCATCGTCTTCGCCTGCATGGAGTACCGGCGCAAGACCTTCAGCCAGGCGTACTTCAGTTGGCAGCGGCTGCGCGGCGGCACGCCGGGCGAGTTCTTCGGCACCCCGGAGCTCGGCATCCTCGAGCGGCCCTGGCTGAACGCCACGACCCCGGACCTGCTCAACCAAGCCATCCAGCACGCCGACCTCGGGGGCAACGCCTTCATCGTGCGCCGCGACGACCAGTTGACGCTGCTGCGCCCCGACTGGGTGACCATCGTGGCCGCCAGTCGCAGTGACCCGCAGCAGGGCATCGCGGCCATCGACGCCGAGGTCATCGGCTACGCCTACTGGCCGGGCGGCCCGGGCTACGGCGACCCCGAGCTGCTGCTGCCCGAGGAGGTCGCGCACTTCGCGCCGACCCCCGACCCGACCGCGCGCTTCCGGGGCATGTCCTGGCTGACGCCGGCCATCCGCGACATCATGGGCGACCAGGCCGCCACCACGCACAAGCTCAAGTATTTCGAGCAGGGCGCCACGCCAAACCTCGTCATCAGCCTCGACCCCGCCATCACGCTCGACAAGTTCACCGCCTGGGTCGAGAAGTTCGACCAGAAGCACGAAGGCGTGATGAACGCCTACCGCACGATGTACCTCGGCGGCGGCGCCGATGCCAAGGTCGTCGGCTCCGACCTCAAGCAGATCGACTTCAAGGTCACCCAGGGCGCGGGCGAGTCCCGCATCGCGTCCGATGCCGGCGTGCCGCCCATCCTCGTGGGCTTCAGCGAGGGCCTGGCCTCGGCCACCTACAGCAACTACGGCATGGCCCGCCGCGCCTACATCGACTCCACGCTGTGGGACCTCTGGGGCAACATCTCGGGCGCCCTCCAGTCCATCCTCACCACCCCCGGCGGGGCAAGGCTGTGGGTCGACGGCCGCCGCATTCCGTTGCTGCAAGAAGATGAGAAAGACCGCGCCGAGATCCAGCAGATGGACGCAGGGGCCATCAACACGCTGGTGACCAGCGGCTACACGCCCGAGTCGGTCGTCGATGCCGTGACCAGCGGCGACCTCACCCGGCTCCAGCACTCGGGCATGTACTCGGTGCAGCTCCAGCCGGCCGGCGCAGGGCAGGAGCCCGACACGGACGACACGGAGGAGCCGGCAGGGCGCGCAGCCGTGGCGCAGGCCCGCGACGCGCTCGTCGCAGCGGGTGTCTCACGACCGACCATCGCGCAGCTCGCGGACCGGCTCGGCGTGTCCGACCGCACCGTTCGCAGGTGGCAGCGGGGCTGAATGTCCGCTGTTGGCCGCTTTCTGTCCGCTCTTGTCCGCCCTGTGACCTAGTACCGCCGCCTCGGGCGTATCAGGCTATGCGCATGAGCGAGCCATCGTTCCCGCGCGACGACCTCGTCCGCGCCGTCTACCCCGGTGCTGAGATGCGGGAGGCCGACGATAGCGACGGCCTCGGCACCCTCACCGGCCACTTCAGCGTCTTCGACTCCTGGTACGAGGTAGATAGCCTCTACGAAGGCCGCTTCCTCGAAAGCATCGCTCCCGGCGCCTTCGCGCAGACCATCGCCGAGGACCGCGACTCGATGCGCGTGCTGCTCAACCACGGCACCGACCCCCAGGCTGGCGACAAGCCCCTCGGCCCCATCGAGTCGCTCGAGGAAGACAAGCGCGGCCCGCGCTACGCGGTGTCGCTGCTCGACACGTCTTACAACCGCGACATCGCGCCCGGGCTGAAGGCCGGCCTGTACGGCTCCAGCTTCCGCTTCAGCGTGCGCGAGGAGTCGTGGGACAACGAGCCCAAGAAGTCGCGGCGCAACCCCCTCGGGCTGCCAGAGCGGACCATCACCAACGCCCGCGTGATGGAGTTCGGGCCGGTCACCTTCCCAGCTAACCCGGCGGCCACTGCCGGCATGCGGTCGCTGACCGATGAGTGGCGCTCGGCTCGCATGCCGCCCGTCATCGAGGTCCCACAACCAGAGCCGGACCCCGAGCCGGCGCCACCCCAGGCAGTCAAGGAGAACAAGACCGTGGACGAGATCCAGTACGTGACGCGCGACGAGAAGGTCAGTCGCACGAGCGAGCTCAAGGAGATGCTCGCCCGGATGGCTGTCGAGTACCCCGGCGTCCTGCCCGCCAAGGCGCAGGAAGAGTGGGACACCGCCAACGCCGAGCTCGACACCCTCGAGCGCGACATCGCCGCCTGGGATGCACGCCAAGAGCGGCTGCGCCAGTTCTCCCAGAGCCGCGACCACACCATCCCCGCCGTGCCCCCGGTTCGCCCGCCTACCGACTACCCCAACGTTCAGAAGACCCAGCGCGTCTCGGACATCTGGAACCTCGCCGAGATCCGCAACGCCTCGGCCAGCCCCGAGGACGAGCGCCAGCTCCTGCGCGACACCGCGATGCGCGCCATCGAGGCCGTCCGCTACCCGCACCCGGCCGCCGACGTCCCCAAGACGCAGGGCCACATCTCCAACCTCCTCGACAACGCCGACACGCATGACGGCGACCTGGCACGGCGCATCCTCCTGACGGGCTCGCCGGTCTACCGCCGGGCCTTCAACAAGTACCTCAAGGGCCAGCCGCTCTCCTTCGAGGAGCAGCGCTACGCAGCCCTGACGGTCCAGACGGATGCCACGGGCGGCTTCTCGGTGCCGTTCTTCTTCGACCCGACCCTCGTCCACGTCGGCGCGCATACGGCGATCAACCCCTACCGTCGTGCCTGCAAGGTCATCCCCATCGTGGGCACCGACACCTACCACGGCGTGACCGCTGCCGCGGTGCTCGCCGCTCGTGCTGCTGAAGCCGCTGCCGTCGCCGAGGGCGGCGGGGCCATCGGCCAGATCAGCGCCATCGTGGGCAAGGTCCACTCGATGGTCACCGTGTCCATCGAGCTCATGCAGGACCGCCCCGACATCGCGGGCGAGCTGGCCTCGCTCATCGCCGAGGCCAAGGACAACGAAGAGGAGTCCATCTTCACGACGGGTGTCGGAGACGCGCTCGGTGCGGGCTACAACCCCATCGGCATGCTCTGCGCCAATGGCACGTCGGGCGCCTACACGGCGGTCGAGACGGCCACCAACAACACCTTCGCCATCGCCGACCTGTACGCGACCGAGGCCGGGCTGCCCATCCGCCACCGCATGAACGCGGCCTGGTTCATGGGTCGCGCTACCATCCGCGCCGCACAGGCGATGGAGACCACGGGCGGCCAGCTCTTCGGTGGCCAGAACTACGCCAGCACCGGCTACCCGCAGAACGACCCATTCGGCAACACCGGCCTGCGCCTCATGAACTACCCGGTCTGGGAAGTCCCGAGCGCGGTCACCGGAGTCGCTGACAACGCCATCATCGGCGCCCTCGTCGACCCGCAGTCCTTCTACGTGGTCGAGCGCGTGGGCATGAGCATCGAGGTCATCCCTCACGCCGTCGACGGCTCGGGGATGCCGACCGGACAGCGCCGCGTGTACGCCTGGTGGCGCAACACGGCCAAGCCGTCCAACGTGGACGCCGGCCGCACCATCAAGATCAACCCGGCCTAAGCCAGACAAGGGGGGCGGGCTCCCATCCCGCCCCCCTGACTCGACAGGAGACATCCCCATGACGGACCTGTTCGTCGTCAAGGAGTCCTTCGTCGTGGACGTGGCCGGCACGCCGATCGCGTATCGCAAGGGCGAAGTCGTGGACCCCG